CCTGGATAGGTACATTGAGAAGATTAGCATCGATTCGCTCTGCAATTTTCTCCTCAGCCATCTCAAGCGTGATGTATAGCACGTTTTTTCCATTAAGGAGTGCTGAAGATGCCACATGGCACATAAACAAACTCTTACCGACGCCAGTGCCAGCGAGAGCAATATTAAGCGTTTTACTCGGAAGACCACCTTTCGTAATCTTGTTGAAATACTCAAGGTCGAACTCGATCTTGTCTTCTTTGCGGTGATAGGACTCATATCTTGCCTCATAATCAAGTAAGTAATCGTGACCCACATGAGAGTCAAAGGATACTGCTAAAGCATCAGAAAGGATGCCCGGAATAGCATCTCGATCTTTATCCTTATCCTTTCCATCTGCAAGAGAGATGGATTCCATCAGTGCTAGGTAGATAGCACGATCTCTACACCACTTCTCTGTGGTGTTTACCAACCAGTCATAGTCAGTAGGAACTTCTTCAAGATAACTAATCAGTTTTGTAATCTCTTGAAAGGAAGTATCATTTATATCTTGTCGTTTCTCTACTTCAATACAAAGAACTTCTTTTGTTGATAGTTTATTGTATTCAGTAACAAAGTTCAAAATCTCCTCAAATACAATCTTCTGATGAGTATCCTCAAAGTAATCTGCCTTGATAAAAGGGATGACTTTACGAAGATACTTCTCATTGAAAATAAGATTTCTCAGAACTAGGATTTCAACTTTATCCATGGGGCATATCAAATACAAAAGTTATACGTGTCTCATCACCGACATTGACGGTTCCATGAGGCAATTTATTATTAAACCAGAGCAATGTTCCTGGTTCTACTATTACATTTTCCTTTCCGCAAAAATACTGATATCTACCAAGTATAGACAAATGATATCTATCCCTAGTCAAATAATATGTCCCCTCATCAATATGTGCCCCAACCATACCATCAACAGGAAGAGAAAGAAAGCCGCACCGATGCAACTCACGATTATTAAAATGCTTGCGTATGATCTTTCTAATCTCTGTATGATGTGGATATGCGGGAGTTTTGACACTCTCCTCAGAATCACCAACGAAATCTTTTTCGTTACTGACACTACCCATTATAAGTTGAAGTGCGCTAACTGGCAAGTCATCATACCCCCTATCAACTAAGGACTGGGTGTCCTTCAGATGTTTCTGATGGTCCCAGTCCAAAGGATATTTCTTTAGTTGTTCAATTACTTTCTTGACGTTTATCCTCGTCTTCAGGATCTTGATACTCTGGCCGTAACCACCATCCGTCATGTGGGTCATTATTGATGTGCTCATACTGCTCATACTTATCAACTATCTCTTGATAATATTGTCGGGTCCATCCATCATTGTATGGGGATTCTGCTTGTACTTTTGCCTTGAGATATTCGAGATCATGATCCATAACTAAACTCCTCTTTTGCAATTTCGTCAAGTTTTTCCATTACCTCTGGTGTGAAGTATGACTCTGGGTCTTTATAGATGGCTTTGGCATATACCTTCTTACCATCTATCTCATAACGACCTGCTACATTTTTCCAAAGTCCGCCAATCTCACCGAGTTCAAGAAGACCATAATATCGATCAAGACCACGCTCATCATAATAAAGACGTATAGTAACATCCTTGTTCTCCTTACTTAAACGCGACTTAGCAGTCTTTGCCTTGATAAGATTTCCGACGATTTCTGTTCCATCCTTTTCTTTTTTCTTTGAGAGATAGATGATTGTAGACGCAGCATACTTAAGTCCACTGCCTCCACCCATTTCTTTTGTAGGGACATAAGCACCAATGACATCGTAGGTGTGATTCGTAACGATCATAGGAATGTTTGCTTGACCCAATTTGAGTGTAAGCATTCTGAAAGCACCTTTTACAAGTTGAGATTTAGTCATGTCTCTGACTTGTTTGTCGTTGAGTGCGTCAGTGATCTCCTTCTCTGTGGAAAGCATACCTAGAGAGTCTAACACAAACATACAAGGTTTACGTTCGTCTTCAGGTTTTTTTAAGTATATATCAACTGCTTTCAGTGCTTTAGATCTGAACTCCTCAATTGTAACGACGTTTACAACAACAAGACGATTTAAGTCAATACCCCGACTTGCGATAAGAGACTTGTTAACAGCGGCTTCAGTGTCAAAATATAAGCAATAACCATCAGGGTTAGCATCAAGGAAGTTCTTGACGACAGCAAGGGAAAAAAAAGTTTTTCCAGTGCTAGACTCCCCAGCAATGGCAGTAATCTTATTACCAGATACACCCCCAAATATACTACCTGAAACAAGTCCGTTAAAAATGTACGAACCCGTATCAACAAACTTTTCAGTGTCATCAATATCCCTTGCGAGTTTGGTATAGTCATTTCCAATCTCTTTTACAATCTCTTTCAAAAAATCCATTACAGTGCAAATCCGAATTGTTCACGAGCAATTTTCTTATAAGGTCCGCCTGGATTAGCATCACGGATCTCTTTAATAGTATTCAGTTTTTGATACAGTGCAGCATCACCACCAAGACGCAATGCGCTTATAATTGTGGCAAGTTCCTTATCGTTGATAGGCAGTTCCATTAGGTGAAAAAGAGTTCTAGGTTTACAGTTTTTTCTACATTCCATCCAATCGCGTCAAGGATTGCTTTTAGTGGTTCGACAAAGGACTTTTCAAATTGTAAGTCATAGTCTACGTATTTGTCAATATTCAGTTCCTTAGGGAAGTCCTGAATGAAAGATATCACATTCTCATGTAAGATGTTTGGTTTCTTCAAATAGCAGAACTTAATCTTTTCGCCATTCTTAATCAAAGAATACTTATTATCAAGATTATTCTTCTTAATATGATGATTGAAAAGAAGTGCTCCACGAACATGTATGGGTGTTCCTTTGGTATAAATGTCTGACGAAGACTTATACTTCATCACATCAGAAACTGATCGTGGAAAGGAGATTTGCTCCGGTGGCAGACTCTTGAATTCTACGCGGGACTTATCGATGAAGTCAATGACATCCTCTTCAGTACCAGTCATCATCAACTTCAGAGCATCCTTAATCATCTTACGACACGGTGCTGGTGTAGATGACTTCACTGCTTCAATGCCCATCATCTTCAGTTTAGGATCTTCATAGCGAACACCCTCACTGTCCCATACGTTAAGAATATATCTCTTCTTCGCAGTCCATATTCCACGATCAGCAATATTCTCACGCTTCATTTGCATTTTTTGATCGTATGCCGAAACATACGTCGCCAAGTTCTGATAGCACTTATCGATGTATGGTTCAAACTTGTCTTCGCAGATCTTATCAAGTAACTCCACAACCTTTGCTTTATCGTCAGAGCGATTAGCAAGAAATTTATCAACAACAGGTCCGAGATTAAGATAGATTGAATCAGTGTCGGATGCAATTACGTAATCCTCATCATTCGTAGACAGCAGTTTATTTAGATACTCATTCATCTTCCGTTCTATCCAACGGATGGACACCTGACCGGAGAGCGTAATTGCTTCTGCATTGGCAAGTTTGTAGTACCTAAAATACTGATTACCGATAGCGCCATAAGCACTGTTAAGAGAGATCTTCTTAGCCATTTGGATATTGTTGCACCGGGCAATCTCTTTCTCCAATGCTTTGGTTGGGGACTTTTCATATGCTTGTTTTGCTTGTAGCATTCGTTTCTTAAAAATCACCCTGTCTCCATACATCTTCTCCATGAGTTCAGGCAAGAACCCACGAACATCCTTACGGTACATCGCACCATTTGCACAGACAGCATTGCTCTTATAGAGCTCAAAGTTCATCTCCTCATTAAGGATTCGATCAACGTTAACCGTTGGGTGTCGTTCGTCAAGTAATGTCTCTGGCGAGATATTGTACTGCATAATGAGATGAGGATACAAGCTGTTAAGGTCAAAACTAACCACCCAATCATACTTTCCTGGAATCGGTTCCTTGACATATGCGCCTGCATACTTCTCGTTCTTTGATGCTCTACTCTTTGGGGGAATAACAATGTCACGTTTCTTTAGATAATTATAAATGATGTTGTCCCACATACGGACTTGATAAAACACGTTAGCATAGTTGACCTTAGCATCATATGCCATGGTCAATGCCAATTCAATGAGTTTCATCTTGTCTGCCAAGCGGTCAACAAGTTCCACGTCCACTATATTATACTCAATAAACTTCTGCCAACCCTTTGTATAGAAATCTTTAAACGTATCAAACTCGCTGTGGTCTAGTTTCTTTTGACCAAGTTCCACCTCTGCTATGTAGTCAAGGCGATAAGACTCCTGTGCCTTATATGTAAACTTCTTATACAAGTCAAGATAGTCAAGTTGAGTCAAACCACCGACATCAAATGTAATCTGCTTACGTCCCTGAATATAGATCTCACCTTCAGTCACAAGACCCCAAGTAGAGAAACGCTTCATCAGTTTCTCACCAAGAACCCTGTTGAGACGCTTACAGATATATGGAATATCAAACAGTTGAATGTTCCAACCAGTTACCACATCGGGGACATCCTGCATCCAGTGGTTAATAAAGTTGCTCAGCAGTTCATGCTCTGTGGAGCAGTGGTGGTAAGTAACATTCTTCTGCTTATTAAGAAAAGGTTTCACACCCCAAGTAATAATCTGCTTGGTGGTGTAGTCTTGAATTGTAATCGCAAGAATTTCTTCCGAAGCAGATTCTACATCAGGGAATCCACGCTCAGCAGTTGTTTCAATATCAAGAGTGACAAGTTTGATTTGACTGATGTCAAACTTGATCTCATCCTCAGGATACTTTTCCGATATGTATTGATAGATGTATCGATCATTTCCATAGATCTCAAATCCATCTACCTCATCATATCTCTTATAGAACTCTCGACAATCTCGAACACTACCAGGATGAATTTCTTCTACAGACTCTCCACTTAATGTCTTGTACTTGGAATCTTTTTTTGATTTTACAAATAAAGTAGGGAAGAACTCATCTCTGTGCTCATATCGTCTTCCATTTTCAACACCACGGACCAAAAACTGATTTCCAATAAGTTGAACATTAGTGTAAAACTTCATTCGTCTTCATCAAAAAAAGAACCGAACATACCGCTAGAACCAGGTTTTCTGTCTTCTAGCATATCCATAATTTCATTCATCTTCTTACATTGTTCCATTGCATTCAAAATGTCTGCAAGATGTTTTACTATCATGGGTTTTTCATTCACGGCAGCAGACTTGATTGCAGCTCGCATATGCGATTCTGCTTCAAGCAGATGATCAAGTGTTTGGTGAGAAAGTGCCATTATTTTGTTAGGTCCTCGTATTTTTCTAGTAGAGTGGGTGTGGGTTCAGTCAAAGTGAGAATCTTATCAGAACTGATCATAAAAACATCTTGACGGGTTGCGTTACTCAACCATGATTCTAACATCCCATCACTATTTAAGACGAAGGGATTGGTCAGTTTGCAATCCGGTTCACCAACATCAGCACCAACCTCTTCAATCTGTGACACCAATACCTGGTTGTTCATCAGCAGTAGGACTCGAATCATCTTCGGGTTTTCCATAGTTCAGTACATCCTCAACATACATTTCTTCTAGTTTTTGAACTGGAGTTATCATTGTAACCAACCAGTCAGCAGGGACAGGAATCCGTTCATCTGCTGATAGTGGCATCCATGGAAGAAGAGAAACTTCAAATCCAGATCGCGTTGTCTTCTTATCTTGATTAAGAACACCAGGGTTCTTCATTTTAACAACACAAGGTCTATTTAGAAAGTACCCCACAACCCGCTGGTCATCATCACTTTCACCAGGAACCGACATCTCAGCAACATCAGAGATGAGTTCTTCTCCTGACTTAAGTACAAGCAGTTTGATTGTCATATATCAACCTCCCAGTTTCTTGATTTGCTCTTCCAGTTGACGCAACACATCTTCCTTAGTGTATGCGCCGCGTTTCTCTTTTCTTTTCTCCATCTCTTCTTCAACCTTTTGAGTGATAGAGGCGTGACGACGAATCTCTCCACCCATAGACATTTGATTTTTGGTTTGATCCATACAGAACTTCAGTTGCATCAGTTCCATGTCATCAAATTCAAGCATGGTTAATCTCCTTTTCACTTATTATAACAAGAAAAAAGAGGGGCGTCAACTGGATTTTGCCAGTTGCCCCTCTGCGGCGACGATATTTAACAAGGTAGCCGCTACTATTTAGAACCAGTCCTTTCTCTTGTGTGCTTCTGGAACAACCTTACCAAGAGTAATACTCAGTAACCCATCCTCAAAAGTAACTGATCTAACTTCCGTTTCATCTGAGAGGGTCCAAGATCTGGTGAAAGATCTCTGAGCCACTCCTCTGTGGACATAATCGGTGTTAGATTCTCCATCTTCTCGTTGTCCTTCGACAAAGAGTTTACCGTCTTGCGTGTAGACATTTACTTGCTTCTTTTTAAATCCTGCTAGTGCTAGTTCCAGTCTCGATTCTACGTTGCTGACCGTGACTAGATTGTATGGTGGATAATTAGACGTTGTTTCGTGCAGCGAAAACAGACGATTAAAGTATTCATCCATACCTATACTGTTTCTATTTATGCGATCTAGCAAGGCAGGTAGATCCGCAGTCGTATACCTCGTGAGGTTTCCCATTGTACTTCTCCTTTTAAAGCGAGATTTGATTGTGTGGACCCTTTCGGCATCCGATATATTTATAGCATAGATACAAAAAAACGGGGTAGTGAACCCCGTATGTTTTTTATTCGGGTTTCTCGACAGGAATCAAAGATGTCTCAACATCAATAATTTGAGGCATCATATACTTGATGTCAAGCAGTTTAAAGTTATCACCACGCTTCATACGAACTTGAAATGCTGCCTCAAACAAATCATTGATCTCTTCAATTTTCTTCAAACCTTCCTCACGAACCACATTCATCTCTTCTGCAGGGATATCTTTGGTATATCCAACACCAATTCTCATATCTTTTTT